TTTAATACAAATGATTTAGACCTATACAGATTTGAAGTAGATTTTATTGAGGCGTTATAATGCCCAGAGGTCTATCATCTACCTTATTAGCAGAACTAGCTACTCAGAATATTAAGCCTATTGCTTTAGTAGAAATACAATTTCTTGCACCTTATACACCTCAATTTTTAACTAACCATTACAAAGATATAGTTGAAACTGATATTTGGGATGATGCAGTTGGATTGTGGGATGACAGATTAGAAGGCACAGGTTTATGGGATGATGGAACTACCTATACTGCTAGTGGTCATTTGTTGGGTATTGGTGGTAAATCTGAAAAATCAGAATTAGATGTATCTAGCTTTCAAATTGAATTGTCAGCAGTAGATAGCACTTTTGTTTCAGTTGTCTTAGGTGCTAATAGCGTTACGAATGTTGAAGTAAAAATAGATATAGGATTACTAAATGATAGTGATGCAATTATAGGAACATTCAATTATGATAAAGGATTTATTGAAAGTTACTCCATCAATACAGACACAGGCAGATTGGTGTTAAGTTGTACTTCTCATTTTGCAGATTTCAGTAGAGTAAACGGAAGAAAAACAAATGAAGGTTCACAACAATTGTTTTTTACTAATGACAAAGGTATGGAATTTTCTGCCTTAACTGTTCAAGATATTAAATGGGGTAGAGCATAATGTTTACTTTGGCATCTATTTTTACAAGTCTTGTTACTAGCTTTGTCATTTCTAAAGCAATTACTTGGTTAGCACCCAAACCAGAATTGCCAGATTTTACTCAAGACGCAGATAGTCAAGGTGTTTTAGTTAATAAGCAATCCAACAATGCTGACATTCCTGTTGTTTATGGAACAAGGCTACTTGGTGGAACAAGAGTGTTTTTAGAAACATCTGGAACAGACAATCAATATCTCTATGGTGCTTTAGTTTTATGTGAAGGTGAAATTAACAATATCACAAAAATAAAAGTTAATGATAGCGATATAACTTTTAGTGGTAGTTTTGCACACGCTACAGAAATTACATCTAATGATAGTCGTTATGGTGACACTATTAAAATCCAACCATTCTATGGCAAAGATGACCAAGTCGCATCTACTTTATTAACAACCTTATCAAGTTGGACTGCTGACCATAAATTATCTGGACTAGCTTATATTTCTTTCCGCATTACTTGGGATAGAGATAAATATTCTGGAATACCTACAATACAAGCTGAGATAGAAGGTAAAAAAGTTCCTGTCATTAATAGTAATTTAACTATTACTGAAAATACATTTTCTGACAATCCTGTTTTTTGTTTACTAGATTATTTAACGAATGAAAGATATGGAAAGGGAATATCTTTTGGTGACATAGATTTACAAAGTTTTTATGATGCGTCTTTAGTAGCTGACACAGAAGTTACTCCCTACAGTGGTGCTTCTAATATTCCTTTATTTAGCTGTAATGCAGTCATAGATACAGGGAAGAAGGTTATGGAAAATACCAGAATCCTTCTTAAAGGTATGAGAGGATTCTTGCCATACACCAAAGGTGTTTATCGTTTAATTATTGAAACATCTGGCAGTTCTACATTATCCCTTAATGAAGATAATATTATTGGTGGGTTAAAAGTTAATAGTGAAAAGAAAAATCAAAAATATAACCGAGTCCAAGCAAACTTCATCAATCCAAGTCGTGGATATCAAAGTGACACAATAGCTTATGATGATGACCACGCTACCTTAAAAGCAGAAGATGGTGGTTTCTTACAAGAAGGTGTAATTGATTTACCTACTATTACTAATCCTTATCAAGCACAAGAATTTGCAGAGATAGTTTTAAAAAGAAGTAGAAATAGTTTAGGTGTAGAATTAGTAGCTAACTATGAAGCATTAAATTTATCTATTGGTGATTTAGTAGATGTTACTTCTACGATTACAGGATTTAGTGCAAAACCATTTAGAGTAATTGGTATGGCTATCAACCCAGACTTTAGTGTTGCTTTATCTTTAATGGAGCATCAAGACGCCTTTTATGACTTTTCTGAAAAGAATGAAGTACCTATTATTCCAGACACTTCATTCCCAGACCCTTTTACTATTTTGCCACCTTCAGGAATTACACTTTCTTCAGAATTGATATCTTATAATGACGGAACTGTAATTGTTGCTTTAAATATAGATATTACGCCATCTACTGACAACTTTGTTTTTGAATATCAAGTAGAGTATAGAAAAGTAGGGGAAACCAATTTTAAAGTTCACGCCAAAGGTTCAGAATTAAATCAAAGAATTTTGAATGTAATTGATAAAGAACAATATGAAGTAAGAGTTAAGGCACTAAACAGTTTAAACGTATCTTCTACTTATATTACGGATACTCATACAGTATCAGCATTTGACGAAAGACCTAGTGATGTAGAAGATTTCACTATTAATATTATTGGCAAAGATGCTTTTTTGCAGTGGGAACAGATACCAGACTTAGGACTTGCTTATTATTCGTTAAGATATTCTTCAGCGACAACAGGTGCTACTTGGAATAATTCAGTTGCTTTGGTAGAAAAAATTGCTAGACCTGCAACTTCAATAACAGTGCCAAGTAGAGTCGGTAGTTATCTTATTCGTGCTGTTAACAAAGGTAATAAATTAAGTGAAAATGCTACTATTGTTTCTACAAATATTGCTCAAATTGGAAACTTTAATGCTGTAGCAACATCTACACAAGACCCAACATTTACTGGAGCAAAAACAAATTGTAGTGTTGTTGATGGAACATTAAAACTAGATGATTTTACATCTCAAGGAATTTATGAATTTAGTAGTGTTATTGACTTAGGGGGTGTCTTTACATCAAGAGTATTAGCAAATTTAGAACAATTCGCTAATGACCCAAATGATTTATTTGAAGATGGTAGAGGTTATACTAATTTTGATGATGTACCGACTAATATTTTATTTGACGGAACAGAGGCAGAAGGTGCAAATGCACATTTAGAAATTGCAGTATCAAATGATAATATCACTTATAGTGATTTTAAAAACTTTGTGATTGGTGATTACACTGCTAGATATTACAAATTTAGAGTAATTATGACTTCTAGAGATGCTAATTCTATTCCTGTTTTAACTGGACTAGAAGTTATAATAGATATGGAAGATAGGATTATCAGTGGTGATGATATTACCAGTGGAGTAACGACTTATTCTGTATCATTTAGTAATCCATTTAAATCTACAACCTATGCAATAGGTATTACTGCTCAAAATATGAATACAGGTGATTATTATACTATTAGCAATAAAACCAGTTCTGGATTTGATATATTGTTTAAGGACAGTACAAATTCTAATATATCACGAGATTTTGACTATATTGCAAAGGGTTATTGACGTTTTAAAGAAAGGGTAATAAAAACAAGATATGGCAGAACACGATTACGTTATAGCAAATCAAACTTTTCCTAGTTATAGAAACGACCACAACAATTCACTCAGTGCCATTGTTTCTAAAAATAGTAAAGCAACCGAACCTTCAACCACTTATTCGTATATGTGGTGGTATGATACTGCTAATGACATTTTAAAGATTAGAAATGCTGATAATGATGCTTGGATTAACTTCGCCTCATTTGACCAAACCAATGATAATTTTTCTTTAACAGTCCAAGATTTAACAGTCAATGGTCAAGGTTCTATTCCTTCTGGTACAAAGATGTTATTTCAACAAACAACTGCACCGACAGGTTGGACTAAACAAACTGACCATAATAATAAAGCCTTACGAGTAGTCACAGGAACAGCAGGAACAGGTGGTACTAATTCTTTCACCAATGCTTTTAATTCTGACAAAACAGTTAGTGGAACAACAGGGGGTACAGGCGTCACCATTACAGGAAGCACAGGTTCACATTCTATTACACAGGCACAATTACCTAATATTACCTTGCAGACTACTCAATTAGTTAAAATGGAAACACCCCCCGCTGAAAGAGGTTCATCTTCTGGTAGTGGTGCTACATATCAAAAAGCATCTGTTCCTTTGGGTGGTTCTAACGAAGGTCACTCTCATACTTCTGGAACTTTGGCAGGTTCATCACACACTCACTCTTTTAGTGATACCTTCAACCTCAATGTTCAATATGTAGATTTAATTATTGCTGAGAAAGACTAATGAAACTAGAAGTAAAAGATAATTGTCCTTTAAATAACTTCAATCCTTGTAAGAAGTTTGATTGTGGTTGGTTTATCCAGATTAGAGGAACTAATCCTCAGACTGGTGAAGAACAAGATGAATTTGGTTGTGCGATTGCTTATTTGCCTTTAATGATGATTGAAAATTCACAGCAAACAAGACAAGCAGGTGCATCTATAGAAAGTTTTAGAAACGAAATGGTCAAATCTAATAATGAAACATTGAAGATGTTAATGACTAATGAAATAATAAAAAAAATAGGGAAAGATAAATAATGGCACAAGACGGAACAACAGCAGGTGGTGCAAGTTATACTCTAGATAACGTCACCTTCCCAGTCGGTAGAAATAAACTTCAATCAATATTTGACGCAATTAGAAGCACGAATATTGGTAATACTGCACCAGACCTAGTCGCAGGTCAATTTTGGATAGATAACAATACACCCTCAACAACAGTTTGGACTATGTATTTTTTTGATGGCACAGATTCTATTCAATTTTGCACCATAGATACAATCAATAATACAGTAAACTTTATTGACAGTACCTTTGATTTAATTAATGACACCACTCCAGAATTAGGTGGGA